GTCTCATATAGAACTGGTATCCGTGGAACTGGCTTCGCGGAGCGCAGACGCAAAAAAGCCCCGCCAAGCATGAGCCTGACGGGGCTGTGGTTTAGAAATGAAACTCGTGTTGCTTGGGCGCATCGATAAAATCGAATTCCCACCGAGTCGGTAACTCCAATTTGGTCAACTCCTTTGCCCAGTAGAACGCTTGGCAAAACGAATCGAACTCCGAGCAGAACTCGACCATGCCGCCATGGTCGCCCATGCGAGTGTGGAACACTTTGTAAACAATCATTAGACGATGCCTCCGTGATAAGAGAGGGGCGGCTCGCGCCGCCCCCCGTAGTCCTGACAGTGTCAGGAACCCGCCCGATCAGCCGCCGCGATGATTTCATCGGCCAGAGCAGGATCAAACGCCGCCTCCAACATGATGGAACAAAGTGCCGTCCATTGACCCTCAGACACCACCGAATCGTCGCCGTTGTCCTTGGCATATCGCGCGCGCTTCTTGGTTCCCGCCTTGTGCAGACCGTTGAGCAGATCGGCGAAATCCTGTTTCGCACCACCCGCACGACCCGACGCATCGGCTTTCCAACCGCGAGACAACGCCTGATCAACATCATTGTTGATCCAGTCGCGCATACCCTGACCCTTGCCATCCGGCCGCTCACCAACCGCCGTGCCGCGCATCCAAGCCTTGACACCGTTCGGCTTTTCAGCAACCGACGCGAGAGTCTTGAGATCGACGCCTAGCGCGAATGCCGCCGTGAAAGTGTGATTCACAGGCAAAGCAGACTCGACCGGTGTCCACTTTTTAGCCAGGCGAGACCACACGCGAACCGGCAGATACTTGTCGTCGTCGCCCACCTTGTGCACCTCGACCGAATAGTGCGCGCGAGTCTTGGCCGAATCGGTAGCCATGGTCTTGAGCACCGCGTGCAACGCCTTACCGATTTCGGACTCACGATCGAACCGCTCGACCCCGTCGCGCTTGATCACCGGAACACCCGCCGCGAGGCAGAGCGCCGCGAAATCAGACTGAAACGACTCGGTGTCGACCGACGTAGAAATCTGAACGTCGATAGCCTTGACCGCGACCGCCTCAGCCTTGGCGAGAATATCGGCAGCCATTGACGGGTTGACCGACTTCGAGACCGCGACAGCAACTTTGTTTGACTTAGCCATGATATGTATAACTCCACTAGATGATGTATTCCTGACATTGTCAGGAGTCAGCGAGAACACCCCGCCGACGATTCTATTATACCACTTCTGTTATACTTTGTCCAGTCAACGGCAAGCAGACGCAGCGGATTTTTGGGCGGCGTAACCTCAAGTCCATTACGTCGTCTAGGGTTTAGCAAAATCGAACTCAAGCCCACACAATGTGCAAATCGTTGACGTCGTCACCCCACCGTACCCCCACCCTCCGCGCTGCGTTTACCTCCTGCGTAGCGGCGTAATACACTCGAACTCTCACAAATCCCCACTACATTTACAAAACTCGGCTAGGCAGACCCCACCCCCTCGTATACAGAACCCCCCCGGTATCTCATTTGGTACCATGCTGTTTTTTTATATATTTATTTTGTACTATCCACACCCATGACTGATACGGTGCTTGTTCCAGAGATCGACGAGAACATCCCGCTGCCCGCTAACGCGGCTGAAGCCTTGCCTGAATTGTCTGCCGAGGCAGAGATCCAGATGCGGGCCCGCACCATAAAGTTGATCTCAGATTTAACAGGTATACCCCTTGTCCCAACTGAGCAGGACAAGGACGAAGCCGAGAAGTTGGCTCGTCAGATGATCGAAGATCCCAAGAAGCGGATTGAATTTAGTAAGTATCCGAACGAAACAATGGCGTGGCTGGCCGGTATGGTGCAGCAAAGCAACTGTTCGCTCGTAGATGACCTTTCTGAATACAAAAATTACGTGATTAACAGGCTTGTTTCTGAGATTGAAACGACAGCCGATGCCAAAATTCGTGTGCAAGCCCTCACAAAGCTTGGCGAAGTAGACGGTGTGGACGCATTTAAGAAGCGTACAGAGACCACACACATTATTAAGCCCATCGAAGAGGTCGAAAAAGAGCTTATTCAGGTCATTAACGTGCTGGAAAACGTCGAATACAAGGTTATAGAAGGCGAAAATGCAGCAGATAACGCCTGAATCGCTGCAAAAATTGAAGTTGGCGCTGCCCAATATGCCGGATAAGGACAAACGGCGTGTGGCGGAGCTACTAAAACAGTATCAGAACCAGATAACGCAGAAATTAGGTAAGGATTCGTTCTTAGATTTCATCAATCATGTGTATCCGGGCTACAAGGTAGGCCCTCACCACCGCAAATTAGCCAGAATCTTTGAGGAAATTGCGGCAGGCAAGAAAAAGCGTGTAATCGTGAACATCGCTCCCCGTCACGGTAAGAGCGAGATGATCAGCTACCTAGCACCAGCGTGGTTTCTGGGCAAATACCCGCATAAAAAGGTCATTATGGCGTCTCACACCGCCGACCTCGCCGTTAATTTCGGCAGACGTGTGCGTAATTTAGTGGGGGCGGAGAATTACCGTGACATCTTTCCTAATGTCGAACTTCAAGCAGACTCTAAAAGTGCTAGCCGTTGGGGTACTAACTTTAATGGCGAGTATTTTGCTATCGGTGTTGGCGGCGCTTTGGCTGGCCGTGGTGCTGATCTCTTTATTATTGACGATCCTCATTCCGAGCAAGAGGCTAAGCAAGGCCGCGCAGACGTATTTGAACCGGCGTGGGAATGGTTCCAATCAGGCCCTGTACAACGACTGATGCCGGGTGGCGCGATCATCGTGGTGATGACGCGCTGGAGTAAGCAGGATCTGACCGGGAAGATCGTGGATCACATGACCCGCGAGGAAGAGGCAGATCAGTGGGAAGTCGTGGAATTTCCCGCGATTCTTAATGAGAAACCCCTCTGGCCTGAGTTCTGGGACATTAATGAGTTGCTGGCTAAAAAAGCCAGTATGGACGTGCGGTATTGGCAAGCCCAGTACATGCAACAGCCCACGTCCGAGGAAGGCGCACTCATCAAACGTGAGTGGTGGCAGACATGGGAGGCTGAGAACCCGCCCCCGTGCGAACACATCATTATGTCGCTCGACACCGCGCAGGAGAAATCCAACCGGTCAGACTACAACGCCCTCCTTACATGGGGTGTCTTCTTTAATGAAGAGGTCAAGAACTACAACATTATTCTTCTCAACAGTATTCGTGAGCGATTGGAGTTCCCAGAGCTTAAGGAGTTAGTCCTTGAGCAGTACAAAGAGTGGGACCCAGACACTTTTATTGTTGAGAAGAAATCCAACGGCGCGGCTCTCTATCAGGAGATGCGACGTATGGGTGTGCCCATATCCGAGTTCACTCCGGGTAAAGGACAGGACAAGATATCGCGTGTAAATGCAGTATCCGATCTGTTCTCTTCCGGTATAGTCTGGGTGCCTGATCGACGTTGGGCTTGGGAAGTCGTGGAGGAATGCAATGATTTCCCATCCGGCACCCACGATGACTTGGTGGACGCCACCACCCTAGCCCTCCTCCGATTCAGGCAAGGCGGGTTCATTAGGCTCCCATCCGACGAGCCAGAACCAACTAAGTGGTTTAAGAGCCACAAGCGCGAAGGCTATTACTAGGAGAATTTAGATGGCCGTCGATAAAAGTTTATATGAAGCCCCTCTGGGATTGGAAGCTCTCGCGGCTGAAGAGCCTGCGATTGAGATCATGGTCGAAGACCCGGAGAGCATGGCTATCGGTATCGATGGCATGGTCATTGAGATGGTTAAAGATGAGCCTCGTGCAGAGGACTTCGATGCCAACCTCGCTGACTTCATGGGTGAAGGCGAGTTACAAAGCCTCGCCTCTGAACTCATTGGCAACTACGAGCAAGATCTCTCAAGCCGCAAAGATTGGCTGGATACCTACGTCAAAGGTTTGAAGATCCTTGGCATCCGCTATGAGGATCGGACAGAACCGTGGCCCGGTGCCTGTGGTGTGTTTCATCCTTTGCTGATGGAGTCGGCGGTTAAGTTCCAGTCCGAGACGATCATGGAGACCTTCCCTGCAATGGGTCCGGTCAAGACCAAGATCATTGGTAAGGAGACACCTGAGAAGCGTGACTCTTCTATTCGTGTCGCTGATGACATGAATTACCAACTGACCGAGGTGATGAAGGAGTATCGCCCGGAGCATGAGCGTATGTTGCTCAGCCTCGCCTTGGCAGGTAACGCCTTTAAGAAGGTGTACTTCGACCCGTCCTTGGGTCGGCAGATTGCAGTCTATATTCCCGCCGAAGACATCATCGTGCCTTATGGCGCGGCGAATTTGGACACGGCTGAGCGTGTTACGCACCGTATGCGTAAGACGAAGAATGAGGTTCGCAAACTTCAGTACGCAGGGTTCTATCGGGATGTAGATCTCGGTGAGCCGATGCGTGTGATGGACGAGGTGGAGAAGCAGAAGGCTGAAGATCAAGGCTTCAGTGCGTCAATGGACGACCGTTTCCAACTCCTCGAAATGCACGTGAATATTGAGCTTCCGGGGTATCCAGATGTCGACAAAGATAACAACGAGACGGGAATCGCTCTTCCGTACGTCGTCACGATTGAGAAAGGAACGGGAACAATCCTCGCCATCCGCAGGAACTGGAGAGAGGACGATAAGCTTAAAGAAAAGCGACAGCACTTCGTCCACTACGGATACATACCCGGATTTGGATTTTACTACTTCGGCCTTATTCACCTTATCGGGGGACATAGTAAGGCTGCAACGTCGCTCCTTCGCCAACTCGTTGACGCGGGAACTCTCAGTAATCTCCCCGGAGGACTCAAGTCTAGAGGACTTAGAATTAAAGGAGACGATACTCCAATCGCTCCGGGTGAGTGGCGAGACGTAGACATCCCGAGCGGTGCGGTACGCGACAACATTCTACCGCTGCCGTACAAGGAACCGAGCCAAGTTCTCTCTTTGATGCTCGATAAGATCGTTGAAGAAGGACGCCGCTTCGCTGCGGTGTCGGATCTCAAAGTCAGCGATATGTCGAGCCAAGCGCCGGTCGGTACCACACTAGCCATCTTGGAGCGCGTTCTGAAGGTGATGTCGGCTGTTCAGGCCCGCATCTACTACGCGATGAAGCAGGAGTTCAAACTGCTTGCTGCGATCATCCGAGACTACACACCGGAAGAATATTCATACGAGCCGGAGGTGGGGGATCGCAAGGCTAAGAAATCGGATTATGACGATGTGGATGTCATCCCGGTATCTGATCCGAACGCGGCAACGATGTCGCAGAAGGTGGTGCAGTACCAAGCTGTGATGCAGTTGGCTCAACAAGCCCCGCAGTTATACAACCTCCCGCTCCTGCATCGTCAGATGATCGAGGTGCTCGGCGTTAAGAATGCGGAGAAGTTGGTGCCGATGCCGGACGATCAGAAGCCACGCGATCCGGTCACGGAGAATATGGACGCAATGACGGGCAATCCGCTCAAGGCGTTTATGTACCAAGACCACGAAGCGCACATTCAGGTTCACATGGCGTTTGGCAGTGATCCGAAGATGGCTCAACTTATTGGTCAAAACCCGATGGGGCAGCAGATCAATGCTGCACTCCAGTCGCACATCATGGAACACTTGGCGTTCCAGTATCGCCGAGAGATCGAGAAACAGCTTGGTGTGGCTCTGCCGCCCTTGCCGCAAGACGACAACGAAGAGTACGAC